GGGGTGCCTCATGCCTGTCGGCGCAACGATTTCAGCGGCTGGATCGGTGGCGAGTGCGGGAATCGGCGCCCTAGGCGCTAAGAGCGCCGCCAAGACCCAGGCGAAGTCGGCCCAGAAGGCCGCCGATGTACAGATGAAGATGTTCGGCCAGACCCGCGAGGACTTGGCCCCCTATCGCGACTACGGCGCATCGGCCCTCTCCCCGCTGGCCAAGCTGCTCGGCTTCGGCGGCACGCAGACGGGCTATGACACCGGCGCCTACCTGGCGAACAATCAAGACGTGGCCCAGGCCTACCAGACGCTCGCCTCGACCCCCGAGGGCCGCGCCACGCTGGCCGCCAACGGCATCACCTCGGCCGACGAGTATGCCGCCAAGCACTATGAGACCTACGGCAAGCCGGAGGGCCGGGCGATCACGGCCATGACCGGCGGCGACGAGATCTCGAAGTTCCTTGAGACGCTCCCCGGCTACAAGTTCGCGCGCGACCAGGGCATCAAGTCGATCCAGAGCAGCGTCGGATCCCGGGGCCAGACGGGTGCGCAGGCCAAGGGGATCGCGCGCTTCGTGACGGGGTTGGCCGACCAGACCTACGGCGAGCAGGTGAACCGTCTCATGGCGGCGGCCGGCCTCGGCCAGAACGCTGCGGCGACGACCGGACAACTGAGCGGCCAGACGGCCAACAACGTGGGCCAGGCGCTCATCGGCGCCGGCACGGCCTCGGCGGCCGGGACCGTGGGTGCGGCCAACGCTGCGTCGGCGGGTCTGAGCAACCTCGGCCAGATCGCGGTCGGCCAACGCCTGCTCGGCATGTACGGCGGCGGGGGCGGCCTGCCGGCGACCACCACCATCTAGGGGGCTTCCATGCCTGACATGAACATTGCGGCCAGCATTCAGCCTCCGAAGGTTGATGCGCTGGCGACGATTGGCCAGGTCACGAAGGTCGGGACCAGCCTTCTGCAGAACAAGCTGCTCGGCCAGCAGATCGACGCCAAGATGGCGCTGGGCGAGGCTGTAACCAAGGCCACCGACCCCGAGACCGGCAAGACCGACTGGGCGCGCGCAACCACGCTGCTGGCGCAGAACCCCAAGGGCGCGTTCGCCATGCCGGAGTTCTCCCAGCAGGTGCTCGCCCGGGCGCTGGCCGAAAATCAGGTGACCCTCTCCGATCTGGAGAAGACGCAGAAGAAGATGGGCGCGGTGTCGGACCACCTCCTGTCCGTCCTAGGCACCAAGGACGCGCCCATGACCAAGGACGCGCTGGTCGACAGCATCAAGAGCGGCTTGTTCGACTCCGGCCTACTCACGAAGGACGACCTCCCGCTGGCGGCCAGCTTTATCCAGCAACTCGGGGATGACCCCGTGCAGAACAAGCTGGCGATCATGCGCCTCTACCGGCAGACGCACTCTGGCGCGCAGGGCATTGCGGACACGCTCGGGACGTTCTCCAACGTGGACACCGGCACGGTGATCTCGCCCGTGCGCACCAGCCCGGTGACCGGCGAGACGCAGACGGGCACCCCGATCCTGAAGGGCCTCACGCCCTCCGAGCTTGCCAGCACGATGGAGGTCATCGACCCCGTCACCAAAGAGCGGAAGACGGTGACCAAGGGATCGCTGCTTGGGCAGGTAGTGGGAGACAAGGATGCGCCTCTCAACAAGGGCGGGGTCACGACGGCCTTGGCGCCGGGCGTCAGCGAAGCTGCGAGCGCCGCGGCGCAGGGTTCCGCGCGCCAAGCTCAAGGGCTCATGGAAGCCGCAGACCGGGTGCCGGTCAACAAGGCCGCGCTCACCAACATCCGCGACGCCCTGAAGACCTTCACCCCGGGCCCGAAGGCCAACTGGTCCTACATGATCGGCGCGCTGGCGCAGCAGCTTGGCGTGGCGCCCCCGAAGGTCACCGAGGGCGTGGCCGGGCAGGAGGAGTTCAACAAGCTCGCCACCCAGTTCATCAACGCCCAGGTGGGCGCGCTGGGCGGCACCGGCACGGACTCCAAGCTGGAGAGCGCGCGGCACGGCTCCCCGAACGAATTCATGTCGAGCCTCGGCATCCAGAACGTCACGGCGCTCATGCTGGGGCTGGAAGACGCCACGTCGGCAAAGGCGGCGGCCTGGCAGAAGTGGATGGCCTCCGGCAAGGGGCCCGACACCTACGGGCAGTTCCAGACCCAGTTCAACTCGCTCTACGACCCGCGCGTCTTCCAGGCGCAGCACATGAGCGACGCGCAGCGGCAGGCCATGCTCAAGGGCATGAGCAAGGATGATCGCGCCAAGTTCGAGAAGGCGTGGACGTTCGCACAGAAGGCAGGGTGGCTGGGCAAATGAGCGACGATCTGGCCTCCATCCTGACCGGCGAGACCACCACGAAGCCGAAGGCCCCGAAGGCCTCCTCGCGCAAGGCGAAGACCTACGACCCCCTCGACGCAGCCGTCCGCACGGTGATCGCGGAGGAGGCCGACCCCGAGGCGCGCAAGTGGGTCGCTGGCGTGATCGCCAACCGCGCCAAGGCCAAGGGCGGCGACCTCCTAGGGGTGCTGCAGGAGCCGAACGCCTTCGAGCCGTGGAGCAATGGCGCGACCAAGATCGCGGCCATCGACCCCAACTCCGACGATTACAAGAAGACCGCGGCCATCGTGGGACCCATCCTGCGGGGCGAGGCGCCGGATCCCACTGGCGGCGCGACGCAGTTCTACGCCCCCAAGGCCCAAAAGGCGCTCGCAGCCAAGGATGGACGGCCCGAGAAGGCCGAGTTCGATGACGGCACCGGAGTGCAAGTCGGTGAGACCCTGTTCTTCCGCAAAGGTGGCGGCGGCACGCCGAACGCCGAACTCGCTGGGATGTTCGGGTACGACGACAAGGCCGATGCGGCGGCCAAGGCGAAGTTCAAGGAAATCTTCGGAGACCCTGGCCGGTACGAGCCCGGCGCTGAACTGACCGGCGCGGGCCTGACGCCCTACCGGGACCTCAAGGGTGAGACGCTCACCGAGGGCCAGCAGCGGCTCTATGAGGCCATCAACAAGGGTGGCAGCTACAAGCCCGACGCAGAGGGCGGCACGGCCGACAACCCGTTCTTCGTCCAGAAGGGCACGCGCGAGAAGGACGTCCCCGCCGGGGCCTACTACGTCGACCGCACCGGCGCCTTCAAGCGCGCGGGTGGCGGGGAAGAGATCGGCGGATCCTTCCTCAAGGGCGTCAGCCGCGGCGTGGGCGACGTGATGCTTTCGGCAGCCGAGCTTGCGCCGGGCACCGAGGACTCGGTCCTGCGCAACCGCATGCTGGTCGACCAGGCCAAGTACGACGCAGACCTTAAGGGCGACCTCGGCACCGACGCCGGGCGCTTCACCGGGCAGCTTGCCGCCTCCGTGCCGCTCATGGTGGGCGGGGAGGCCGCGTTGGCCCCGCTGGCGGCTCGCATGGGCGGTGTGGGCTCGTTCCTGGCGGGGTCGGCTGGTAAGGGCGCTCTGGCGGCTGACGCGCCCATGGCGGCCCGCATGGGGCAGCTTGCGCTCCGTGGGGGCTCCATGGCGGCCTCGGGGGCTGGCGAGGGTGCTGTGGGCTCCGCGCTGCTGTCCTCGGCCAGCGACGAGCCGCTGCAGGACCAGATGCTTATGGGCGCTCTGGCCGGGGGCGTGCTCAAGCCGGTGGCTGGCGCGGTCGAGACGGGCATGCGCCGGTTCATGGGCCCGAGCATGAAGGGGGCAGCCCCGGCCGATGCGCAGGCCGACATTGCGGATCGCGCCGCAAAGCTGCCGGTGGAGATTCCGCTGGACGCCGGGCAACTCAGCCGGGCGCCCGCCGCACAGGCTCAGATCGATGACATGCTGCGCGGGGCCTCTGGCGACACCGCTGCGGGCGTGGTGCAGGGTTTCCGGGCCACCCAGCAGGGGGCCATCCGCCAGAACGTCGAGGTCATCTCCCGGGCGATCTCCGGCGCGGACGCTGCGCCTGGCGAGGGATCGAAGGCCGTCTCCGATGTGCTGAACAAGCGCAAGGAGGCGATGACGAAGGTGATCAACAAGTCCTACGACGATGCGCGGGCTCGCGGCGACAACGCCATGCTCGCCACCGGCCGGGACATTCGCGACGCCACACTCGAGTCGCTGCGCAGCCGATACAGCCTTGACCGGGTGAAGTCGGTGGCCAGCGAGATTGAGAACATCGGCCAAGGCGGCGCGCCCACCGTGCGCGAACTGTACGACACCCGCGAGCGGCTCAGCGGCCTTACGCAGTCGAGCGACTCCGTCGAAGCGGGCGCCGCTGGCGTCGCGAAGCGCGGGCTGGACGAGTACATCAAGCTGGCGCTGAAGGACGACCTCTTCCTGGGCGACCCGGCGGCGGTGGCCGCGTGGAAGAAGGCGATCAGCCAGCGCGCAGACCTCGGCAAGCTGTTCGAGGGTGACGATCTGATCCAAGCCCTGACGACCAAGGCGCGGCACGGCGAGGGGTCCGCCCTGAAGGTCGACCCCGAGGAGGCGGTCAACTACATCTTCGGCAAGAGCGCGCTGGGCTTCGTCGGCAAGAAGGATCTCGGCCGCGACCTCGTGCGGCTGCGGGGCGTGCTGGGCAAGGACTCGGCCGAGTGGAACGGCCTGCGCGCGGAGGCCTTCATGCGGGTGGCCAAGGCGGGCGAGGGGCCCCCGGAGGCGGGCGTGCCACAGTTCTCCGGGCAGAACTTCATGAAGGCGTGGGGCAAGGCCTGGCGCGACGACCCGCGCGTCATGGGGACGCTGTTCACCCCCTACGAGCGCAAGATCATCGATGACTTCGCGGAGGTCGCCCAAGTCGCGACCACCAACGTGAAGGGCGGGGCCAACACCTCGAACTCGGCCATCGCGCTCAAGCGCATGGGTGACCGCGTCCTCAACTTCCTCAGTGTGGGCGGCGGCGCCGGCGGCGGTGCGGCGGCGGGCGGCCCGGCTGGCGCGGCGGTGGGTGCGGCGTTCGGCTCGCTGCTGAAAGACCTACGGGAAGTGCTCGCGGCCGGGAAGGCGCGGAAGCTCACGTATGGGGCCAGGCCCTCCACGAAGGATGCGGGCCTCAACAACAAGCTCCTCTCGGGGCCAACCGCTGCCACCGCTGGCGCGGCGACGAGCAACCGCATCCTGAGCGACCGTGAACCTGTCGCGGAGCCCCAATAGCGCCCCCTTGAGCGCGCGGTAGGCCAGATAGGCGACCGCGAAGCCCACCTGCGCGGTGGGGATATCCAGACCGCCGATGGTCACCCTATCGCACCGGCGATGAGCGTGGCATGTTGCGCGAGCACTTCGGAGGGGTCCTATGTCTGGCGTCTGGCTACCGCCTGGGAAGCAAACCTTCCTCGATCCGCTGACTGGCGAACCGATGGTTGGTGGTCTCGTCTACCACTGGATTCCGGGCACCGATACCCCCAAGGACACCTGGGAAGACGAGGCGCAGACCGCGCTCAATACCAACCCCATTGTGCTCGATGGCAACGGCCAGTGCACGATCTGGGGCGACGGCCTGTACCGGCAGAAGCTCACCTCCTCGACCGGCGTTGAGAAGTGGGATCAGGTCACCGGCTTCAGCGGCGCCGGCGCGACGGTCACGTTCGCCAGCCCCGCCCAGGTGGTCGCAGGCCTCTCCAACGACACGGTGATCAGCCCCTACGCGCTGGCGGCCTCGGGCGTGCTCAACCTGCCCTACGCCTCGGCCGCCCAGGTGTTGGCCGGGGTCAGCACCACCACGGTGGTCTCCCCTGCAGCGCTGACCAACTCGGGCATCATCCCCACGAAGGCCTCGGCCGGGGAGGTGGCGGCGCTCACCAACGACACCAAGTTCATCACCCCCAAGGCGCTGGGCGACTCCGGCGTGCTCTCCGGCGGCGGCGGCAACGTCCCGGCCCTCACCGACTTCGGGTGGGTGGGCGACAACGTCACGGACAACGCGCCGGTGCTGGCCGCCATGCTGGCCTCGACCTCGTGGGATATGCGCGTCCCGACCGGCACCTTCTACGTCAGCGGATCCGGCCCGACCGTCCGCGCGCAGTTGATCAAGCGGTTCTGGGGCCCGGGCAAGTTCCGGTTCGATGACGGCTACATCGTGCCCGGCCGCTACTCCAACATCTCGGCCGCGCCGACCCCATGGGGCACCACGGGCGTCACCGGCTTCTGGGCGGGCGACACCGAGAGCGTCGAGGCCGAGTGGCATGTGCTCGGCCCCACGGTGCGCGAGAGCCTGACGGCGCAGTACTTCCAGGCCAACACCATCCCGCACCCCGTCTGGTACGACGTCGGCTCGGGCGCCTCCGGCATGCTGTCGCGCGCGTCCGGCGCTCTGGTGGCTGGCGCGGGTTCTGCCACGCTGATCTCGACAGACGGCATCACCGTGGGCGCAACCATCGGCGTGACCCCGTGGGGCCAAGACGGGGCGATCACCGACACGATCATCATCGACACGGTGATCGGCAACAACATCACGTTCCACCCGAACCTCACCACCAACTACCCGAATGTGCCGCCTGCAGGCTTCGTGCCCGGGCTCGCCACCTTCATGAGCGGCAAGCGCACATGGAATGGGGTGTACTACGCCAAGGTCACGGCGCAGGCGCAGGCCGGTGGGGACGTCTACGGCGCGATCTGGCGGCTCTCGCAGTCCTACGTGCCGAAGGCCGGGCAAATCCACGTCTTCAACACCAGCACCGCAGGCCTGGCCGGCGGCGACGTGAACTTCCTCGCAGGCTCGACGGGCACCTACGCCACGGGCTGGGAGAACAGTTCCACCGACCAGGGCAACAACGTCGCCTACTCGGCCTTCGTGGACAGCTTCAACCGCACGGCCGACACGGTCGAGCGCGGGGTATTCTGGGCAGGCCACGTCATGCAGTCGGCTGGCGGGCGCCCGGTTGACACCGGCGTCGTGCAGCGCGGCTTCTTCCGCTACGGGATGGACGTCTCGCTGGCGACCATGGAGGACTCCACCACGGTGGCCCTGCTCGGCACCGGCCCCACCAACACGATCCGGCTCACCCAGGTGCGCAACGTCTGGATCGGGGAGACGGTGAGCCTGTGCGACGCTGGCGGCGTGGTGCAGGAGACCAAGACGGTGCTCTCGGTCAACTTCGCGACCGGGGACGTGGTGTTCACGACCAACTACGCGGGCGCCTACCCGGCTGGGCGGCGCGCCGTCATCACGCACGGCGGCGCCGCGGTGCAGGCCGCGCTCGGCCAGACGGTCATCTCCTTCAACGCCTCCTCGTCCAACACCGACCGGAGCGGCGACACCACTGGCGTCTTCGGCCCGCAGTATGGCAACGTGCCTGGCGATATGGCGCTGCGCTCGGGCAACGACGGCACGAGCGACTTCTGGGCCATCCAGTTTAACCGCGCGTCCCCGAACAACTCGCGCCTGCGCGGCCGGCCGGACGGCATTCAGGCCAACGTCTCGTTCACCTCGGGCGGCTCGCTGCTGGCGACGAACGACGTGGTGGCGGGAGCCTTCGGCAAGCTGGGCTTCGGCATCGGCTCGGGCATTTACTTCTTCCAGAGCGGTGGCCACATCTACGCGACGATCAACGACAACGCGTCCAACCTGCTGATCCTCTGAGGCCCTCATGGCACGCATCCCCTTCAGCCGCTCGTTCGGCAAGCTTGAACGCCCCACGCCGGACCTCCTGGCCAACGAGCCCCGGCTGCCCCGCATGACCGCTGGCCACTACGCGCCGCCGGCGCCAGCCGACGCGACCGACGAGGACGACGAGGACCGCATGCTGCGCGCGCACGAGGAGGACCGGGCGTCGTTCGTGGCCAGGCGCGCGGAGATCGACAAGGCTTGCGCGGACACCTTGGATGCGGCACTCATCGGGGCGGCGCCAGAGCCCAACCCGAAGAGGACCAAATGAAACTGAACGTCGACCAGCCGATCCTTGATCTCATGACCGGCAAGCAGGGGGAATTCGCCGGGTTCCCCGCTACGCTGAAGGCCGTGATCATTTACTGCGGCCAGATGCCTGCGGGTCAGGCCAATGCGCCCGAGCCCCCCGAGGAAGCGGCCAAGGCCTTCGACCTCGCGGTGCGCGCCTCCTCGGCTCCGGACGGCGTGATGGCGCTGACCCTCAACGAGGCCAGCTTCATCAAGACTCGAGCCTATCGCCTCTGCTTCCCCCTCTACGCTGGCGCGCTCGACAAGGCGCTCGAAGCCGCGGCTGAAGCCGAAGAGACGCTCGTCTCCTAGAGCCGGATTGCCACCCCCTCGCGATTGCCCGATGATGCGCCCGGGCTCGCGAGGGGATATCCATGACCGGCGTTGCTGTACCGCTCGGCAGACTGCAGTTCATCGACCCGCTGACCGATGGCCCCGTGGCCTTCGGCACCGTCGAGCACTACGTCCCCTTCTCCTCCACACCGAAGGTCACCTGGGCCGACCAGGGGCAGGCCACGGCCAACGTGAACCCGCTGCCGCTCGACGCCGCCGGGCAGCCGTCCATGGGCGGCATCTGGGGTGATGGGCTCTATCGGCAAATTCTGAAGCGCGCGGACGGCTCGGTCATCTGGGACCTCGTGACCGGCTTCCTCAGTGGCGGCGGTGGCGGCGGCGGTGGTGACGTGTTCGGCCCGGGAGCCTCGGTGCCGGGGAACTTCGCGGTCTGGTCGAATGCCATCGGGACGCTGCTCGGGGACGGCGGCACGCCAGGCGCGCTGGCCTTTCTGAGCACGGCAACCATCGGCACCGGCGGGACCGGGGCGACCACGGCGGCGAACGCACGCATCAACCTCGGCCTGGTCATCGGGACCAACGTGCAGGCCTACAACGCCAACCTGCAGGCGATTGCCGGGCTCACGAGCGCGGCCGACAAGCTGGCCTACTTCACGGGCGCCGGAACGGCAGCCACGACGGACTTCACCAGCTTCGCCCGCACCGTGCTGGATGACACCGATGGGCCCGCCATGCTGGTCACCATCGGCGCCGAGCCTCGCGGCCAAGTGGTGGGCATCAACACCCAGACGGCGAGCTACTCGCTGGTGCTGGCCGACGCCGGGCAGATCGTGGAGATGAACGTCGCCGGCGCGAACAACCTGACGGTTCCGCTCAACGCCACCCAGGCCTTCCCGATCAAGACCCGCATCGACCTCGTGCAGATCGGCGTGGGGCAGACCACGGTGGTGGCCACCGGCGGCGTGACCATCCGGTCCAAGGGCGGGGCGCTCAAGCTGTCTGCCGCCTACTCCGGCGCGACGCTCTACAAGCGCGGCACCGACGAGTGGGTCCTGATCGGAGATATCACGACGTGAAGTTCCAGATGGGGTTCCTGGCGGTCCCGGCCTCGACTCCGTCTGGGGCGCGCTCGTTCAACATCACGCCAGCCGTCTCCGGCCTGCTGGTCTGGGACCTTGACGTCGACGGCCCCCTCAACCTGTCCACCGCCGGGGTGTGGACCCTCACCCCGATCAACACCTTCATCACGACCGCCAAGATGTGGGGCGGTGGTGGCGGATCCGGCGGCGCAGGTTCGGCCTACGGCGGCGCTGGCGGCTTTGCTGGCGGGGACGTCACGCTCACGGCCGGGGTGGCCTACACGCTCGTGGTTGGCGGGCCTGGCCTCTACAACAGCGCTGCGGCGGTCACAGGCGGCGGCGGCCCCGCCACGACAGCGGCCACGTTCGACGCCGCGAGCGGCGCGGGCTTCTCCGGGCTCTATGACGGCGCGACGGACGTGCTCATCGCTGGCGGCGGGGGTGGTGGTGGCTACGGCGGCACCGGCGGGGGCGGGGGCGGCACGAACGGAGAGGACGGCGGCGCCTATGACCTGGGCGACACCGACTACGGCGGCGGCGGCACGGCAGTCGGCGGCGGTGGCCCGGGCTCGGGTGGGGGTGGGTCGACGGCCGGCTCGGCTCGCCAAGGCGGCACGGGAGGCAACGTCAGCAACGTCGGAGGTGGAGGCGGTGGTGGCGGTCGCTATGGCGGTGGTGGCGGCTCCTACGACGGCGGTGGTGGCGCTGGTGGTGGTGGCGGCGGTTCCGGCTACGTCAACGGCTCCTTCGTCACCAGCCCGACCCTCACGGCGGCGGTCGGCACCACGCCAGGCAACTCCGGGGACGCAGACCGCGGCACGGCGGGCAACCCGGCCGTCACCAACGCGGCCAACGGCACAGCAGGGCGCGTTAAGCTCTCGTAGGCTCTTGCGCAGATCGTCGGCATCCACGATGCTACGCCCAGTTGTGTACCGAGTGTCCCGGGGGGCGATATGGAGCTTGGCAGCGCGATGACCGATCCTGTGCGCTTGAACGGAGCAGGCATCGGTCACCGGGTGGCAGACGTTGAGTCTCGCATGACGAAGGTCGAAGACGGACACAAGGCCATCCACGATCTTCTCGACACCCTGCTTGCCCGGCTGGGCGAGGCCCAGAACGAGGCCGGGCATCCGACCGGGCTATACAGCGTGATCCACGAAGTCAGCCAGCGCCTCACATGGTTCGAGCGGGTTCGGGAGAACGTCAGGGGCGCGGCATGGGCGACTGCGATCCTCGTGCCCATCGGCGGCGCGCTGACGTGGTTCCTCGCGGGCGGCAAGATCACCTGGCTCTTCGGGGGTTGACCTCCGACCATCGCGGGTAGAGCCTCCGGCCATCGCTAGAGCCGACCGAAGGGCGCTCACATGACCATCTGGCCGCGGCAGACGCCCACCGCCATGAACGCCTTCTACGGCGACCCCGACCCCAATCACGACGGCGTCGCTGACCGGACCTGGGAAGACGCCAACCTCGTCAACCTGCAGCCGCCCTATCCCATGGTGCTGGCCTGGGCCCCCGAGAAACCCCTTCGCACCATCCGCATTCACCGGCTTTGCGCCGACAGCCTGGCGCGCGTCCTCAGTGGCATCGCTGACCATTACGGCAGCCGCACGGCGCTTGAGGGCGCGGGAATGCACCTCTATGGCGGCGGCTACAATTTCCGCCTCAAGCGGGGCGGCTCGAGTCTCTCAAACCACTCGTGGGGCTCTGCCATCGATCTGGACCCAGCCCGCAACGGCTTCGGCCGCCGCTGGCGCCCCGACGCCGGCATGATGTCGCCCGAGGTGGTCGCGCTGTTCGCGGCCGAGGGGTGGACGTGGGGCGGCAAGTGGGCGACCGCCGACGCGATGCACTTTCAAGCTGCCAACCTCTGAGGAGAACCACATGAGCAACTTCCGCCCCGCCGACGCCGCGCCCAGCACCGTCCCGGCCAACATTGCCTCCACCCTTCGCGCCCTGCTGGTCGGCCTCGCCGGCTGGCTGGTCGGCAAGGGCTGGCTGACCGACGACCTCGCGCAGGCGGCCATCCCCGTCGTGCTGGCCATCCTCCCGGTCGCGTGGTCCTTCGTGAAGAACCGCAACACCACGAAGATCATTCAGGACGCCATCGACGCGCCTGTCGGCCAGGCCAAGTAGGTGTTCCGCGCCCTTGAGGTTCTTCTGGACCTCATCGGCCGGGCGCTCGTCTGGTGGGACAAGCGCAAGGCCCAGAACGAGGGCCGCGCGATGGAGCGGCAAGAGGCCGCCGCCGCGATGGTCGAGGAGGTGAAGGATGCCGAGCAAGTTCGCCAGGCTGTGCGTGATAGCGTCGCTGCTGCCCCTGATCAGTTGCGCGCAGACGATGGGTTCGAGCGGGCCGATTGAGCCCCGCGTGGTGGATAGCTTCTGCTCGGTGGCCAAGCCGATCCTCTGGTCGAAGGCCGACACCGACAAGACGCTCCTGGCGGTGAAGGAGCACAATGCGGTCGGCAAGCGGCTGTGCGGGTGGGGGCGCTCCCCCACCCCCCCAACCTAGGCCAGCGCAAGCTCCATCAAGGCGATGTGAGCGTCCTGCAGTAGATGATCACGGCCTTCAGCGTGGCGGGGAACCCGGCGAATTCACCCTGCTTGCCGGTCATGAGATCGATGATCGGCTGGTCGACGTT